GCTGAACACGGTGAGCAGGTTAAAGGGGTCCCTGTCGACATTGTCGACGGAGCCCTAGGCTTCGTGCCCAAAAGTAGCCTCGTCGATCGCGGAATCGTGGTCGAGCCCGTGTTAAATACCCTCCTCCAAGGGGGTATCGGGCGGTTGATGGCCGAAAGGCTGTTGACAGAGTGTGGTCTAGATCTTCGTCGTCAAGAGCCTAACCAGGCTCTGGCGCGACAGGGATCCATAGATGGTAGCTTAGCTACCATAGACCTGAGTTCTGCGTCGGATACCGTTGCCACCAATTTGGTGCTCGATCTGCTCCCAGATGACTGGTTCGACCTCCTGGCTGCTGCCAGAAGCGGATCAGTCACCTATAAAGGGCGACGAATCGTGCTTGAGAAATTCTCGAGCATGGGCAATGGTACGACGTTCCCTCTTGAAACACTCCTCTTTTGGTCCTTCGCCACATCAGTGGCGGAGGCTGAAGGTTGTGAGGGGGCTGTGCGAGTGTACGGTGACGACATAATCGTCCCGGCTGCTTGCGCACCTCAGTTGATAGGGGTCCTACGCGATTTAGGCTTTACGCCTAACCCTTCCAAGTCATTCTGGGAGGGTCCGTTCAGGGAATCGTGTGGGAAGGACTACTACAAGGGAATAGATATAAGGCCGGCCTACCTAGACGAGGTAGGCTATCCTCAGCTGTTTTCCCTCTACAATTTTTATAAGGGAAAGCTCCTCGATGAGTTCGCCGATCGGGTCCTTAGTTGGATCCCGGAGGCGATACGGATTTGGGGGCCCGCGGGCTACGGTGACGGGCACCTCCACACGACAGTGTGGGGGCGCGCGGCGCACCGGGATCGCGGGTATGCTGGTTTCCTGTTCGAGACCTACTCCTTCCTGGGGGCACGCGAAACCCGTGTGCTACCAGGTGACGCCCTCCTACCCGCGTATACGATCTATGCGCGGAATCGAGGGAAGTCTTGGAGTGAGTGGCTACCACTTCCCGTCACAAACGGGTTTGTTCGCCGAAGGCGCCTTCATCAGGCTGCCCTTTCGGCGCGGGACTTGGAGTCCTACGCTGCTGAGCAGACCTTCCGTATCCGAAAAGGTACTGGAGATCTAGAAACTCAGTGGCGAACAGTGGTGAGTGGCCGGTCCCGTCATAAGCAAACGGGGCTCTCGTACAAGGTTACAACTATCTACACACTAACCACCCCAGGCTAAAACCGGGGTGCACGGGGAATCCGTGCTTTAGGTCTCGCTGATAGCGAGTGGTGGCGAAAGCCGTAAAGTAGAGTTATGCC